ATCCGGTGTGAACCTGCGCAAGCCAGTGGAGCTTGACACACCTGCACAGTGCATCAAGAAAGGTATCGACCCCGCTGTGATTGAGCAGTACACCGAGACACCTTCCACGGGTGTAAAGCTGGTTATGCAGGATGAGAAAGCGGTTAAAAATATATTTAGTAAAAAGTATTGACGAGTGCGTCAGATATAATTAGTATCTATCTCACCGGAACAGTCCGGCTAATGTGTGAATAAATGATGAGGTTTTAAAAATGATTGAGATTACTTTTCCTGAAGGTCGCATTGTATCTGGTCACCCAATGAAGGGTTTCACTCCGACTGATGATAAAACCAAACTGCCTAAGATGCGCAAAGACGGCATCACCAAAGTTGTTGAGTGGAGCTTCGGTGTTGCAATCCCTAAAGCAGGCACAACTGACTGGCGTCAGACTCCGTGGGGAGCGCAGGTTAATCAGGCTGCTCAGGATGCTGTTGACGGTTACACGCTGGCTGAAACACAGTCCAAATTCTTCAGCTGGAAAATTGTGGACGGTGATTCGACTGAACCAAACCGTAAGGGCAATAAACCGTGTGAACAGGAAGGTTACCCGGGACACTGGGTTGTATTCATGAGTACCCAGTTTCAGGCTCCTAAGTGTTTTCATAAAGATAAATACGACCCGATGCAACAGATTCAGAATGACTCTGAAATCGAAAAAGGTGACTACGTACGTGTTCACTGTAGCGTACGCGGTAACAAGCCTTCTCAGACAGCAGGCGTGTATATCAACCCGGGCATCGTTTCACTGGAGCGTAAAGGTACTCCAATTGTTTCAGCCAGTGCAGGACCGTCAGCAGCCAGTGTATTCGGCGGTGCACCATCCGCACCTGCTCCGGTCGCTCCACCTGCGGCAACGGGCGTACCAGTACCACCACCTGCAACAGACCTGCTGGTAACTCCACCACCAGTGGAAGAGAAGTATCTTGTTGATGGTGTTGTTTACAATAAAGCCACGCTGCTGACATTCCCCGGATTCACTGAATCAGTGATTGCAAGCCTGCCACGCGCTTAACCACAACGCCCCGGTGTGAGCCGGGGTAGTAACTGAGGAGTAACCACATGGTCCAGTTTAACGAACACACGCAGAAGCTGAATGAGTTTGACCAGAAGCTGGCAGAGCTTGAGCGTGAGACACGCCAGACCGAAGAGCAGCGTCGCGAGTATGTCAACCGCAACAACCTTAACAAAACATTTGACGGATATACGAAGGGGTAAGGTGATGGCAACCCAATGTGCGAGGTTTTGGAAAAAGGTTCAAAAAGGAAATGACCAACATTGCTGGGAATGGCTCGCCAGTAAAAATGAAAGAGGATATGGTCAATTTTATTTATTAGGGAAAATGCAAAAAGCACATAGGGTTGCCTACTTGTTATCGCACGGTGAAATACCTACAGATTTTGTTGTTAGACACAAGTGTGACAATCCGGGATGTTGTAATCCTAATCATTTGGAAGTGGGCACAGTAGCCGATAATAACAATGACCGAGAAGTAAGAGGTAGGGGAAACCCACTGAAAGGTATAAATAATCCCGCAGCAAAACTTACAGAACAGGACGTTAGAGATATAAGGAATAATAATCGAACACAAAAAGAAATAGCAAAAAGTTATAAGGTAAGACAACAGCACATCCAAAAGATAAAAAGCTTGGAAATTTGGAAAGACTTAGCATAACCCCGCTCCGGCGGGTTTTATCTCTCTGAGAGGACCACACATGAATTTTCTGTCAACCTGTGACCCGATGGCGGGCTGCGGTAAAGACTACCCTGCTGACCTGACACACTGTCCACACTGTGGTACTGACCACGCCTTTTCGAGTCCGGCACCGGTTAATCCGAAGTGGTGGACGTACGATATTGAAACGTACCCAAACATTTTCACATGTTGCCTGATTCACGTCGCTACCGGTATGGAACTGGTCTACGAAATATCAGACCGTAAGAATGAGCAGGAGCAGTTTGTACAGATGCTCCACAATATCGGTAACAGTGGCGGCTGGGGCGTTGGCTTCAACAACCAGTCATTTGACTATCCGGTAATACACTGGGTTGCGCAGAACCCCGGTTGCACCGTGCAGGAAATCTATGACAAGGCGCAGCACACCCTTACCGCCAGTAACGGTAATCGATGGTCTGTCATGGTGTGGGACAACGAACAAATATTCTCACAGCTTGACCTGTTGTTGTTGAACCACTATGACAACAAAGCACGTATGACCAGCCTGAAGGCTATCGAAATTGCCATGCGGTCACCGATGGTTAAAGACCTGCCGTACCCCGTGGGGATGGTGCTTAATGATGAACAGAAAGACAACCTGATTGTTTACAACCGACATGACACCCGTGAAACCACGAAGAAAATGATGCGGTGCATGTCAGCCATTGAGTTTCGTGAAGAGCTGACAAAGGCACATGGTCGCAACTTCATGAACCACAATGACACTAAAATCGGTAAAGATTATTTCGTGATGGAGCTGGAAAAGAACGGCGTCCAGTGCTTCGTTAAAGCACCCGGACAACGCCGTCAACCACTCCAGACACCCCGCGAAAGCATCGCATTCAAAGACGTCATCTTTCCGTGGATACGTTTTGACCGTCCTGAATTTAATGACATTCTTGAGAAGTTCCGTAGCAAGAGTATTACCAAGCGCGAACTGGATGAGCTGGAAAAGGAAGACGGTAAGAAAGATACGCTGGTCACCAAAGGTGTTTTTAAAGACCTTAACTGCACCATCGACGGTTACACTTTCGTGTTTGGCGTGGGTGGTATACACGGGTCCATAGAATCGACAGTGGTTGAAACGACGGACACACATCAGATTGTGGATGTGGACGTGTCATCAATGTACCCCAGCATCGCAATCGTTAATCGCATTTATCCCGAGCATCTTGGTGAAAAGTTCTGCGACATTAATAAATACTTCTTCGATGAGCGTCTTCGTGTAGGCAAGAAAACGACACCGGGCGCAGTGTATAAGCTGGCAATGAACGGCGTGTACGGTGACAGTAACAATGCATACGGTCCATTCTATGACCCCAAATACACAATGACTGTCACGGTGAACGGTCAGTTGATGCTAGCGATGTTATGTGAGTGGCTGCTGCGAGTGCCGGGACTCAGCATAATCCAGAGTAATACCGACGGGGTTACGATGGTATGCCCACGGGGTGAGCTGGAGTCAATGCGTGCGGTGTGCAGGGAGTGGGAGGTACTCACCAAACTGGAGCTGGAAGAAGTGCTGTATCAGCGCATGCCCATACGCGACGTTAATAATTATATGGCGCTGGACAACAAGGGTAACGTCAAACGCAAGGGTGCGTACGAGTACGATTATCAGGACCATCAGGACCCGTCTGCAATGATTGTACCCAAGGCAGCAGAGGCTGCACTGATTCGCGGTGAAGATATCCGCACCTTCATTACGGGTCATAAGAACAAGTTTGACTTCATGTTGCGCGCCAAGGTGTCACGCGCTGACCAGCTGCTAATGCGCTGGCCAGAATGGAATGCTGAGCAGGTTATGCAGAACACCACGCGGTATTTCATGAGCCGTAGCGGCGGATACCTTGTTAAAAAAATGAAACCGAAAGGACAACCGGGTACATATAAACGTAAGAATAAACTCACGGATGACTTTTACTATTCGGTCTTGCGTGAGATTCAGGCCACAGGTGGTGAACGAATGGATGCCGCCGGTACACCTTATGATTCACGCATCCACACGGGTAAGGGTAGTATGTGGCAGGAATGGACTGAATCATCACTCTGCGCTGGTCACCGTGTCACAGAGTGCGCTGATGCTAACGACTTTGACTGGTCTTCGCTGTCTTACGAATGGTACATTGCCGAAGCAGAGAAACTTGTTCTGCCCCTCCTCAAATAGCCGCCTCGTGCGGCTTTACCTCTAAGATTCCTCTCATTGCTACAATTGGACTTGTACCCCATCATTAAGTTATTATTAACCATGCTAATGGTAACTTAAAATCGTGGACAATATCACTGTGAGCGCTGATAAAATTGAAGCCTTAAGGGAAGACGTCAACGAATTCCGTCAGGACATGCGGGCAATGTCACAGGCTGTGCAGCAGTTGCTGGTCAGCCAGAGCGAAAACCGTTTCACCAAAGAACATGTTGAGCGCGTGGAAACAGCTGTAACCACGGGTATCGAAAAGCTCACGCAAACAATATCACTTCAGCAGACGCAGTTGAACGAGATTAATCGCACAGTGTTCCTGCATTCCAAAATCTGGACGGGTATCACCATTGCACTGGGTTTACTGTTTGCGCCGACGCTGGGTTTGCTGGGATGGAATAATTCTCAGATGGAAGCACTGAAGGAGCGTCAGGTTTCACAAAACGTTCGCCTGACGCTTATTGAGCAGAAGATGGAACTTGACCCGCGCGACCGTTCTACTATTTCTCCCCGCAATTAGCAGACCACTTCTCATCGTGTAGCAACACGGCGCGTTTCGTCTGCATGTCCATCACCTGCACATCGTGCGTGGTCAGATAGATAGGCTGAACCCAGTTGCATGCCGTATCAATGACAACCGGCTTAACGGGTCCATTTGTCGCGCAGCTGCTTATCAACATCGTCGTCGGAAGTATTACGAACAGTCTGGTCAACATGTGCAGCCTCTTTACTCACCGTGGTCTGGCGCTCTCCCACTGCCTCAACAGCAGCCACCCTTTCATTATTAGCTTTCTTCTCAGCTTTTGCTGTGGCCTTACTGTGACCCACCATATAGGCGCTCACCGCACCCACGAGTAAAGCCAGCAGGCTCACGCCGTACGTCACCAAATCACTCATCACGCTTCTCCAGTTCTTTACGTTGTACGTCAAGTTTACGCTGCTTAACAAACTGGGACATCAGCGCCATTACCATCAGGAACGGTCCGATAAAACTCACCACCGATGGAGGTAGTAAAGACTTCACATCTGGCGGCAGGAATGACCACGCGGTGATAGCTGCATCAGGAAATGCAGCCAGCAGGGTACCAAGAGTACCCAGCCAGATAGACCACGTTTTCCAGAGTAGCTTGGCGTGTGTTACAAACTGCAATTTAGTGTAGCGCTGCAACAGAAGCAGAACTACGACGGCACCCAAAACAACAATAACAAACCATAAAAAATAGTTCATATCAGATTAAACCTTTATAAGCATCGTACGTACCCGAGCGCATCACCTCCGCGTGGCGGCGTGCGCGGTTAGGCGTCTGCTGTGCCCACTTACTGTTGAGCATCCCTGCGGCTGCATCTTCAAACTTACCGGCGGCAACCATGCCCAGTGTGTTCTTAAAGCTTGCCAGACCTGCTGTGCCCATCTGATACGCCATACTAATGAGAATATCAGAGCGTGCGTCATTGCACTGGCGCAACGCTGAAGCAACAACCGTGCTGGCGCGCATCTCCGTCAGCTTCTTATCAATGAATACCTGTAGCCACACGTCAGCAACATGCTTAGGTACCGTGAACGTGTAGTTACTGAGTGCTGCCCCTTTAGGACCAATGAGAATACCGGTACCCACAGTGGGGTACCCTTCGCTATCACGGTAAGGCTTCTCACGAAAACCTTCTTCATAGTTGAGGATGTCCACGATGTGGCTCATCAGTTCACCTCCAGATTGGCAGGTTGTTCAGGCCATGTAACATCGGGAGCATTACTTGTGTCAACTCGACTAAGCAGTACGCGATATTTCTTCCATAATGGCAGGTCTGTTGCTTCTTGTTCTGTAGCCATTTCTAAATCGACAGCATCTTGTAGTATTGCAATTTGCTGTGTAGCCTGACTCATCAACTGATTTTTCTTCATTTGATTTGCTACAATTTTCTCTTGCCTCTGCTTCTCGACCTGCTCATCAGTTAGCGGCGGGGCAATGAATTTACCTTCGGTGTAATTAAAACCGATTGATACGTTATCGCTGTCTTTTATCTCTACAGCGGCAACTCCTTCCCCAAAATCCATTTCCACTCCATCCCAAACAATGAGGTTTATAACCTTCCCATCTTTTACGAGTGCGTAGCCTGCCATTATGAATACTCCTCAATATAAACAATACCATTCTGTCCTGCTGCCTCTCCGCCGCTTCCACTGTTTGCCTGGTTGCCTCCGCCGCCTGCGCCGTACGCTCCAGCAGCGCTGCCATCTACGCCGGTGCTACTGCGACGGCCACCGCCCCAATAAGACGAACCACCATCACCCGATCCACCGCCCGCGTTACTGTTTACTGCACCATCGCTTCCCTGACCGCCCTGAATATTGATATCTCCGCCAGTAGCTAATCCACCTGCGGCTCCTGCGTTTGCTGTTCCGTGACCGCCTCCAGATGCTGAACACTCCGACCCAAAAGCACTGGCGCCCCCTGTGGCTGCTATAGAGCTGCCAACGCCAACAGTTACGGGATATGCAGCCTGCGATAAGGTAATAAATTTAATTGCAGTACCCCCGGCTCCGCCACCGCCTCCCCGTGGGTTCGATGTACTGAGGCTGCCGCCGCCTGCACCGCCCGCAGCCGTGACATAAACCCGGATTTTTTTTGCTCCCGGTGATGGGGTATATGTTCCACTATTAGTAAAAACTCGGGTCCCGATCAAACGCCCCGGCATTGCTGATAACAAAGCGTCGTAAAGCTGACTTGCTGTACCGGAGTCAACGTTACCGTTCGGTGTCACACCGGCAACGGTTAGAATGCGTGCAAAGAAACCATCCCAGTCATTTGCCCAGTCCGCCTCAAGATACGAACCATCCTGTGCAGTAGGTGAGGTACGGTTTTTAAACGCACCCTGCGGACGGGCTGCGGTAGGTGCCAGAAAACGACCCGGATATTTATTACTTCTGTTCAATGCCATTTAATCTATTCTCCGGCTATTGTCCCAACAAATTCGGCGTAGGTGTCACCAAACTGTTCTGTATCATCACCGGCCTGAACGTAGTCCAGACCCTCAAGGAAACCACCGAATCGTACACCCTGTGGTTTTGGTACTAATTGCGCATTCAGTACGGCATATCTTTCCAGTGGGGATATATTACCATAAAATTCCACGGTAAATGACATGTCCTCACCATCAGTAATGCGTAAACCAT